CCCACCCGTGTCCGTTTGGATATACGTGCTGTTGTCAGCATAAAGGTCCAAAAATATTGGCCGACTAGATGCAATGGCGTTTGTTCCAATGCTGACGTTACCCGCCGATGCACCTGAAGCCACAACCGAAGTAACCGTCTTAAAATCATAAGTTGTGTATGTCGTCGTGGCATTTGCCCCCGTCAACACTTCACTTACTGGCGTACCATTCCAATCAGTTCCATTGATGGTAAAGGTAATGCCGCTATCATTACCCGCCGATGTAAACAATACACGGCGAGGCTTATCTAACGTAGCAACGCCGCCGGAAACCAATGAACCGTTTAAAGTAACCGTACCAGCCGCCGCAATAGACGAAGCTGAACGAATATTTGTTGCACTTGGCGCTGCATATGGGCCGCAAACAATATTTATAGAACGCATTTCATTTACCCTTCTTCCGCGCCGCCGCAGCGTTGTCTACCAAATTTGGGTATGGCCGACCAGCCGCCCTTGCTCTAGCTTTAGCACTTTGTTCCTGTTTATGCGACAAGTGCTTTGTGTGGTGGTCTTTGGGCAGTTTAGTTTCCCAAAATGGCTTATCAGACATTAGCAACCCCACTTACGGAGTGATTTATTAATGCGGCTATCTGGATCAGCAGCCTTAGCCGAGCCAGTCATTTTCCGCTTCATCCCGGTCATACGGGAGCAAAAATTGTCATGACGAGGATTTTCTTTATCTTTCGTCGGTGCCTTAAGATCGTGGCCTTCTGCACGAGCAGAAGCGCGTCCCTTGGCGTTTAACCCGCCAGACGGTGATTTACCTTCAGAACGTGTCCATGCTGCGGTCATACTGCACCCATGAGAAAGTGAGGGGGCTTTTACACCCCCTCGCTTATATTAATCGTGTTCAGGCTCGTAGGACTTGTGGCCCTTTGGCTCCATACCGCGATTAGCGGTTGAAAGTGGGTGCATGTTCGCACCTACTTCACCACCAGCCTTACGGGCCTTACGGTCTGCACGATGTTTGGCGTGTTCACCATGCATTGCATGTTCTGGGTGAACGTGACCACCGCGCTTACGCTTTGCGCGATGCTCAGCCTTTGGATGCTCGTGATGATGCTCTTTGTGCATCATGTTGAGGTGATGGACCTTGCCACCATGCTTACGCTTGGTGCGGCCACCGTGCTTACGCTCTTCCGCTTCATGCGCTGTTGGCGAATTACCACCAGCGTATGCATCGTGAACGGCTTCGTCGGCATACTTTTCGCCGTGCGTACCGTCCTGTTCAGACTTAGATACTTTCTTCATAACTCGCCTCTTAAGCTTGTGTAACGCCAAACAGACCCGTAATGGAATTCATGTTTGCTGGTAGGATGAACTGACGAATAGCAAGACGCTTGGAAGCATCTGACGCCGACTGTAATGCGTACGTCCCACGAACGTCACCCGTGGTTGTCGTAGCAGGAGATGTAGTAACTGCTGCAACATATCCCGTATTTGCCGTGACCGCAGCAGCGTTGTAGTTAATTGCTACATCACTGAAGAAATCAGAACGAAGTGGGAAGCCATAGATGTCAGTCGTGCCAACGGAGTAATTGTGCGCGTCAGTAAATGCCGGAACTACCGACGAGATATACTTAAACGCCTTCTTACCGTTGACGGTTGTTGCACTTGCTGGAGCCGCAATAACTTCACTCATTGGTACGCCGTAAATGTCGTAACCGCTGATTGTAATATTGCCGCCCGTTGCAGATGCAGAACCTGTAACGCTAACCGCACGGGCAACAAGTGCCTGTGGGTTCCACAAGTAAATGGTTGACGGTGAGCCAAATGGTTGACCAAGTGCAGCCGTGCCAGTTGCTTGTGCAGTCATAGTCGTTGAAGACGCAGTGTCATCACCTTGAACCGTGTAAGTACCAACGCCGCCCGGTGCGCCCGTCAATTGATTTACAATGGTCGCGCCAGTGTTAACGCCCGTACCAGAAAGGGTCATTCCAATGGAAATCGTACCCGTTAAGGACGAAACCGTTAGAACGCTGCTGGCAATCACACCCGTGAAGGATGCAAAACCATCAACCATCAACAAGCCCGTAACTTGTGCGCCAGTGTTGTAGTTGGTGCAAGTATTGCCAACCGAAACACCAGTGCTGGTGGAGTTTGTTGAAACAAGCGTCATTGCCGTGCCACTTACCACGTTAGCAGCCGCCGCAATAGCGGCAGTGCCTAGTGCATAAGGAGCGTAGCTGATCGTCTGAACATCCGACGTACCAAAACCTGCTGTAAATTGACCAGCAGCTTGGCCGGGGATGTAGTTGAAGTTAGGACGTGGATCAATGCGCCCGACGCCGCCCCAAAAGAGGGACGGGCCAAGGTCAGGGTTATAGTCAGTCGTGGACGGGTTAGACCCAATCGTATTCTGACCGTACGCGATAACTGGACCGGAGAATGCTGTAATAGACATTTTGCCTTCTCCTTACGAGGTTGGGAACGAACCGTAGATCGAACGCCAATTGTAGTAGCCAAACGAGTAACGCTCATAACCCTTAACAAGCAAGTTGTCAGTGACAAAATCGACCTGCATGTCTGTCTCAAACTTGATGCGTTCCATATACGCCAAGCCATCGATGTTGGTGAGGAGGAACCAAGCATAGGATGAAGTCAAGAAGTCGTTGACCATATATCCTTCGCTAAGACCACCCGCCGTCATCATGATCGCGTTGACGTCGTTGTCCGCAGTGCCTGGACGCAATTCAGTCTTTGTGAGACGGATTGCAACTGGCTCTAACTGTGGAGGAACGATGAGTTTGCGGCCACGAGCAAAGATTTTCAAACCAGCCTGATCTTTGAAGTTCGTGCGGATCGCGATCATTGCGTTCAGCAAGGTAGCTTCGTTCAAGTCAACTTGAGTCGTTGGCGTGTTAGCAACCGTACCGCCGTCAATAGGATGCGCCGTGGAGCAGAGTGCTACACCGTCACCGCCAACTGCTGCGTTGTAGGTCGTTGCCGTATTAAGGATGTTCGCGCCATAGATTTCTTTGGTCTGCTGGAAAGATTCCACCAAGCCAAGGTTTGAAGGCATGAACTGGGTCTTGTAGAGGTTGTCGTCAATAGCCTTACGGGTAATTGCGTAACCGAGTGCAATTTCCGTATGCTCTTGGTTCCAAACAAAGCGTTCGCCAGCGTTCGAATCAAAAGCGGTCTGGCCGCCTTCGGTCTTAAGCTGTGCGAGGCCGAGGTAACGCATTTCAGCGGTACGCTCGAGAGCCATTTTCGACTCATGCTTCGTAAAGATTTTGTCGTACTGAGATGAAATCATCTCGTACTTGCCTTCTACCCCGCGTAGACCGGGAAGGAGAAGGTCACGGATCTGTGAGAGATTAACAGCCATAGTACCTTACTCCTTAGCTGATGCCAGTTGGACCAGCGCCGTTGCTGCGTAGCCATTCGTTGTTGAAACCAACGATTACGTTGCAGTACTGCGAGGTTGGGTCGCCGCCGTTTTGAACACCAACTTGGTAATCAATGACGACGAATGGGAAGGTTGCAGTCGTCGCAAGCGACGAAAGATATGCACCGGAACGGCCCGTTGACGTGTTGCCCGTACCAATTGAAAACTGGGCATATTGGCCCTGAACGCCAGAAGTCTGCGTGGACAGCGTACCCGTGATTGGGAACGAAGACGTGCTGGTCTGGACGATAAAGCGCGACGCTGGATCATCAATGACGTAAGCTTCTACGTCGCCAGTTGCACCCGAACCCGGCCAATAGCTGGACCAGACCGTGCGGCCAAGAGATGTGTTGAGGTACTTGCAACCAACAAAAATACCCGCAAGGGTAGTCGTGCCGGGTGAGCCTTGAGTAATATAACCGTTAGCAGTGCTAACAACTGGCATTACTGGATCGCCAGTGTAGATAGCCGTGCTGTTGCCCGACGCAATACGGCGGACGGATTGAGCGAACGTAGGCGCACCACCCGCACCACCCTGATACTGCGTAAAGCCAAAATACGCTTGCGTATTAGCCATAGCAATTTTTCCTGAGTGATGAGGTTGCTATGCGCCAAGCACTGCCAACCCCGACAAGATAACCCGCCTCCCACAGGGCAGGTTAGAGGCAGTCCTCATTCATTAGGAATGGGCATAGCCTCGTAAGATTTTTTAACCTGTGGACGAACACGAGCATCCTCGCGGGTCATCGTTCCATCAGGTGTGGTACTAAGTTGTGCTTCTTTTGCACGAACTTGGTTCCTTGCACGACGCAATTCTATAGATTTTGCTTCGTCTGTCAACTCCTTAGGACGTTCCATCAAAATCATGCCGTCGCGTTCAATCGTGGCATAGTTTCCAGTAGGCATCATAGCCTTATGACGGGCATCACGAGTTGCCGGAACAGGTGTCCAACCAGCATCAGCAAGACGAACCTGATATGATGGATCTTCTTGATTATAAATGGTTTTTCGCTTCCATTCATACGACCAGCCTTCTGGAACCATGTATGGGTCAATGAAATACTGATCCGTATTGTCTAGGTCTAGACCCTGACGATGGGCGCGAATTTCA